GAAGCGCGCGCAGGGTCGCGCGACCACCGAGCGACTGGCGGCCGAGGAGGAAGCGCGCGAGGAGGGCACCGTGCCCGTCACGCCGACGCCGGCCGACCCCGAGGCCGACACCTAGAGCAGGATGACCAAGGCCGAGCTGCAGGCCGAGTGCGAGCTGGCCGGCCTGGAGACGGGCGGCCTCAAGGCCGAGCTGCAAGAGCGGCTGCGCGCCCAGGCCGACCCGAACGACGCCGTTGAGTAGCGCGCTGGGCCATCGCCTGTTCGCCAGGCTGACGGCCGGCACCACCGACTGGCGGCACATCGGCACCGTGGAGTCGGTGGACGCGCGGCAGGTTGTGCTGATGGTGGCGATGCGTGACGGCGGCCGCGACATGCTGGACGCGATCGGGCTGAGTAGCACCACGCCGCGCAACCTGGCGCAGTGCTTTGTGCAGTCGGTTGTCGAAACGTCGCCACTACTGAAGCTGGAACCGACCGATCACTTTTGCCTAGACCTGCCGATGGGCCCAGGCGTGGGCGACTTCCATAACCGCGAGACGCAGCGGATCAACCTGGCGGCCAAGTAGTGCCGCGCGGCGTGCGCGTCAACACCGAGCGCCGGCGCACCGTGTGGGAGGCCGTGCCGCTGCGCGACGCGATGCTATTCCTTGGCGTGTGCCGCGCGACGATCGACCGCATGGTGGCGGCCGGCACGCTGCACCCGTTCCGCACAGACGGGAACCACCGGCGGTTCAAGGTGGCCGAGCTGCGCCGGATTCGTGAGCGGCAAACCCGCCGCAAACCGCCTAAACCCGCCTCATAGGGTAGGGGCCAGGGCAGAAATGCCTGGTGACAGCCGGCCGCTTCCCGCTACATAGCGAGGCAGTGAGCAGCCTGCAGGACTTTCGCGCCATGTGCGCGGCCGCCATCAGTTCCGAGCCCGTGGACCGCGAGGCGACGCTGCGCCCGCGCCGGCGCCAGGCCGGAGCGAACCCGGGTTTCTGGGCGGGACTCACTGGCGGCGCACCGCACCGCTTGACGCACGCCTACAAAGAACACCCGTGGGTGTTCGCCACGCTCAACAGCCGCAAACGCCACATCACCAGCGCGCCGTTCGTCGTCGGCAAGACGGCGAGCGACGGCAGCACGCTGCAGGTGGACCAGGGCGACGGCGAGACGGCGATGAAGCTGGCAAGTCTCTTTGAGCGTCCGAACCGCAGCATGAGCGGCAAGCAGATGCTGGCGTTTACGCAGCTCTGGATGGATCTACTCGGCGAGTGCTTTTGGGTTCTCGGCCGCAAGAACGTGGCGCAGGTGCCCGACTTCATGATGCCCTGGCCTGGCGGTTCGATCTGGAAGCCGCACGCGATGGGCCCTGACGACATCCCGGTGAGCTGGATGCTGACCAAGCCGAACGGCAGCCGCGTGCTGCTGAGCGCGGACCAGGTCGTGCACCACCACACTGAGAACCCCTACGACATGACGCGCGGCTGCCCGCCGCTCGCGGCCGGCACGATCACGCTGAACGCGGACGTGGAAGCCGACGAGCACATGCTGGCGAAGTTCGTGAACGGCGTGGAGGCCAGCGGCTTCCTGTCCTTTGCCGGCGAAGTCGATGAGGACCAGTACGCCGACATGCGCAAGCAGATGGAGGACAAGCACCGGGGCGCGCGCAAGGCGCACAAGATGATGATTCTTGAGGACGGCGCCACCTTCATTCCGAACACGCAGACGAACAAAGACCTGGAGTACCTGGGCCTGCGGCAGTGGAACAAGGACGTGGTGCTGGGCCTGTTCAACTGGCCCGAGACGGCGCTGGGCAAGACCACCGACCAGACGTTTAGCAACGCCGCGCAAGCCAACCGCGACCTATGGGGCGGCAACATCATTCCGATTCAGGATGACCTGGCGGCCACGATCGACACGCAGCTGCTGCGCCACATCGAAGGCGGAAAGTACACCGCGTTTTGGGATCGCAGCAAGGTGGACGCGCTGCGCATGGTGGAAGAATCCAAGTGGGACACCGTGCTGAAGATGAAGGAAGCCGGCACCACGCTGCGCGAAGCGAACCGCAAGATGGACCTGGACCTGGAGCGTCAGCCTGGCGACGACGTGGTGCTGGTGCCGAACACGCAGGCGCCCATTGAGGCCGTCGCCGCCGGCGCCACGCTCATGCAGCCGGCCGCGCCGGCCGCACCAGGCCCGACGCCGGAGCCCAAGACTGCCGAGCTAGACGCCGCGATGCAGGCCGAGCTGGCGCGCGATGACCTGGCGACCGAGCAGGCCCGCAGCCTGCACCTGTCGGCGATCGACGCGCTGGAGACGAAGGCGAAGCGCAAGCGCGCGCAGGGCGCGGCCGCCAGGTGGAACCAGTGGTGGCAGCAGGTGCTGCGCCCGAGCGAGCGCGTCTACGTCACGCCGCTGCGCAACTACATGCTGGCGCTGTCGAACGAGATCATGCGCAGTTTCAACCGCGTGGCCCGCGAGACGCGCGTGGCGCCCGGCCTGCCGATGACCGAAGCGAAGGTGACAACCTCCGACGTGGAGGCCATCATCTTCGACCGCGCCGAGTGGGACGCACGCCTGCGCTCTATAAGCCGCGAGGCGTTCAACGCGGCGGCCGAGTTCAGCTCTGCCTTTACTACCGAGGCGCTGAGTTCTCTGGTGGGCCCCCAAGTGGTAGGCATTGACTTGAATGCGGCCCCGGTGCAGCGGTTCATCAACGCACGCACGCAGCTTGTGACCGGCATCAATGACCGCATCGCCGGCCAGCTCGCCACGCAGCTGCGCGAGGGCATCGCCAACGGTGAGAGTATCCGCGAGCTGCGGGTGCGCATCGCCAACATCAGCGGCCGGCTGTCTGATCCTGCCCGCACGCTGCGCATCGCGCGCACCGAGCAGGGCACCATCGCCAGCACGATCAAGTTTGAGGAAGCGAGCGCGGCGCTGGACATGGGGCGTTGGCTGTCGGCCGGCGACGAGGACGTGCGCAATACGCACTTCGTCGCGGAGTTCTCCAGCTTCGACCGGCCGGTGCTGCTGGGCCGCGAGCTGTTCACGAACGGGCTGCGCCATCCCTTGGACTCGACGGCGCCGGCCAGCGAGATCGTCAACTGCCGGTGTGACCTGGACATGGTGCCGCCCGATGAGGCCGACGCTCACCTGGCGAACCGCGCCGTGCCGATGACGGCCGACGAGCTGCGCCTGGCGTTCTACGGCGGCATGGAGCTGGCGGCCGGCAAGCTGGAGGAGTACGTGCGGAGCGGCCAGGGCGAGGCATACCTGGACACGCTGCTGGGCTGGGACGCGGAGAACCTACAGACGACGTGCGCGCACAGCGCGAGGAGTGACCGATGAAGTACGACAAGACCACCGGGCTGACGACGTTGGACGACGGCCGCCAGGCCGGCCGGATGTTCGCCAAGGTCACGCCCGTCGAGGGCAGCGAGTCCAAGAAAAACCACCTGGGCGGCATCGGCATTATCGAGGTGTGGGCCAGCACCGAGTCGGTGGATCGTCACAACGAGATCGTGCGCGCGTCGGCGTTCACCAAGTCGGTGGCCCGCATGGAAAAGACGGGCAAGTACCCGCCATTCCTGCCGGCGCACATGCACACGCTGAGCGATGGCAGCGTGCCGGTGCTGGGCCGCGTCGTGCCGGGCAGCGTCGAGATCATCGAAGGCAAGGGCATGAAGTGCCAGGTGGCGTTCGTGCCGGCGTCCGTCAACAAGCACGCGCCCGCCTGGTTTGAGGGCTACAAAACGCAGGCGCTCACCGACGTGTCGGTGGGGTTCATCGCGGAGAAGATGAAGCGACCCGATGGACCCGACGAGCACCTGGAGCACACGCAAGCCGACTGGATGGAGCTGAGCGGCGCGGCCGTTGGCTCCAACCGTGACGCCGACACCATCAGCGTGAGCAAGGGCGTGCTGGACCTGGCGCTGGCCGCCGGCAAGAGCTACAGCCCGGCACTGACCGAGCTGCTGACCGGACTGCGCGAGCTGGCCGAGCTGCAGGAGCGCCAGGCATGCGGGACGTGCAAGCTGCCGGCCGCCTACAAGCGCGACGGCGACCTGGTGACGATCGACCTGGCGGCCGCCAAGGCGCGCGGCGATGACCTGGCGACGCTCGCCGCCTACCTCAAGGCCGAGGGCGACGACGAGGAAGCGGCCGACGACGCGCACACCCACAAGGCCGAGGTGACCGAGGACGACGAGGCGGTGCACGCACAGATCGCTGACGGCGACCTGGAGTATGTGGACGGCAGCGTGCGCGAGATCGAGCTGGAGGCCGGCGACATGCCGGTGACCGCGACCGTGGGCGTGCGCGCCGACGACGACGAGGGCGCCGAAACCATCACGTTCCTGACCTTCCCCAAGGCTGAAGGCTGGGACGTGGCGAAGGTCGAGGAGTGGCTGGCGGCCGCTGACCTGGACGCGCTGCTGGAGGCCGCGCTGGGCGACAGCGACGAGGACGACGACAGCGACGACGCCGGCGATGCCGACGACGACACGCTGGAGCTGGCGAGCCCGCCCGAGGGCGGGTGCCCTGACGGCACCGAGTGGTGCAGCGCGATCGGCGAGTGCGTGCCGATGACCAAGCACCAGGTTGCGCACGCGCTGCCCGAGCTGCTGCCGAAGGTGCTGAAGCCGACGCTGGATCGGCTGGACCACCTGGTGAAGCGCCAGGAGCGCGCGACGGCGAACGCCGAAGCGATGCAGACCGCGATGCAGACGATGACCGCACGGGCGGCCGAGCTGCTAGACACACTGAACAAAGTGGCCGGCGCTGTGCCTGCCACGTCCAAGTCGGTCAAGTCAGTGGCACCGGGCCACGACGCCGACGACCTGCAGGACGACCCGACCGTGGTGGCACGGTTGGAGAAGTCGCTGCAGAACACCCTTGCACTCCGTAACGCGGGGTCAGCCAACGGTCGCGTTTAGCGACCAGGAAACCACCCGCGTAGCGGGCAACAGAGGAGGACACTATGGGACTCGAAAACATCGAGCGCATGGTTGAGGACGTGGCGAAGGACACCAAGGCGGTGCACACCACGGTGAAAGAGCTGGAGGCGGCGCAGCGGGCGACTGATGCCCGCATGTCGGCGCACGAGGAAAAGATGGCCGCGATTGGCGTGGCCGGCTACGGCGACGTGACCCCCGAGAATGCGCGCTATCAGAAGGCGTACATGATTGAGGATTTCCTGCGCGTCGCGCATGACAAGTGCGTGCATAAGCAGGTCTACGAAAAAGAGCTGCAGTACAACAAGGCCAAGGCCAACGGCATCGAGCTGTACCCGGCCGATCACTTTGAGAAGGTGATGCAGGGCCAGATCGGTGCAGACGGCGGCTTTGCCATTCCCGAGTTCATGGACAACGACATCATTGAGCGTCTCAAGGGGTCGCAGGTGTTGGAGTCGATGGGCATTCGGTCCTTCACCGTGCCGGCCGGCTTCGGTTCGTTCGGTGTGCCGCGTCTCGTGAGCGGTGCGACCTTCACCGAGGGCGGGGAGCTGGGCGTTCCGACGCTGAGCACGCCGCAGCTCGACGATCTGATTGCGAACCCGAAGCAGAGCTACAGCGGTATCGAGATGTCGCTGGACCTGATCGGCATGAACGCGGTCGGCCTCGACAACGTGATCCTGACCGACGTGACCGAGGACGCTGGCCTGCGCGCCGACTTCCTTGGCCTGGAGGGCACGGGCACGGCCTCGCAACCGCGCGGCCTGTTCAACACTCCGGGCATTGGGTCGGCCGATGCCGACCCGGGCGCTGACGGTGGCGACATCAGCATTGACCTGCTGATTGAGCTGCAAAAGATCGTGGCGAGCGCGAACAGCAACATGCGCAACACGGGTTACGTGATGCACTCGCGGCTTTTCTACGAAATGATGAAGATTACGGAAGGCGCCACGCCTGGCTTCCATGTGTTCCCGTCGTCCCAACAGCCTCCCGGCCAAGGGTTGGCGACGCGCCCGGCCAAGCAGATCCTGGGCGAGCCCATCGGCACGTTCAACCAGCTTGACGTGACGCGCACCAAGGGCACCGGCACTGACCAGTCGGCCATCTACTTCGGCGACTGGTCGGATCTGATGCTGGTGCGGTGGGGCACGTTCAGCGTGAAGGTCACCGAGGAAGCGACGCACCCGACCAGCGGGCGCAGCGCGTTCTGGCAGAACCTTCGCGCGTTCCGGTTCGCTCAGACCCTGGATTACATTTGCCGGCAGCCGGCCAGTTTCTCCGTGTCGTCGGACGTGAACACCAACCCGTAAGCGGGAACCCGAGCAATGGCGCCGGCCGGCTACCGCCACGCGGCCGGCCGGCGCCGCTCACCCTCCTGCGTGGCATTCACCCAACAACAACAAACGATCGAGAGAAGGAACAAGGAGCAAGCTATGCGCAGCAAGAACGCAGACGAGGACACGACCCGCGTGAACCTGGGGCAAGACGTGGTGACGACCGACGCCAACGGAACGGGCGTTGCCGTTCGTGGCCTGGACGGTCGCGGCACCGTCATCGTGGTGCTTGGCACCCCGTTCGCCGCCGACAACACCATCGAGGTGTTGCTGGAGGAATCCGACGCAGTGGGCGGAACCTATACGCCCATCGTCGGCGCGACTTCGGGCGTGCTTACGTCCGACGTGGCCGAGGTGGTGGAGATCCCCGTGGACTTCACCGCGCTGGAGGGTTTCATTCGTCCGGTGTACGCCAACGTCGCCGGCACGACGCCGAGCTACGAGGTCGCCAGCATCGCGCTGGGCGTGGGTCACGTTCAGCCGGCCGACGAGTAAACGGCGGTTCCAACCCAAGCAAGAGTTAGATACCTTCTCTCCCAGGAAGGTGATGCTGGTGCCTGGTGTGCGGTCGGCGGCGTAGTCGGCTGCATACCAGGCACGGTGTCATCCCAACCCTGGGAGGGGAACACTCCATGAGTTACCAAGACGACAAGAACAGCTATATGCTGCGCGATGGATGCACGCACGTCGTGAATAACCGCGTCATCATTGGGCCCGAGCTGTTGACGATGGACCTAGACGACGCCTATGCGATCGTGCACAAGCTGGAGGAACCCGGCAAGGTGCGCGAGGCGTACAAGAAAAAGAACCACGCCAAGCTGCGCAAGCAGCAGGTGCAGCGCCGCGTAGACGCCTACGTGCGCGCCGGCGCGACGCGGTCTGAGGCGCAGAAAAAGGCCGAGGCGTCCCTGCTGCGGCAGGAGGAAAAGACGGTGGCCGCAGGGTTCGCCGGCGACGACGACGGTGCCGACTACGACGACGATGACGACGGAGCGGACGGCTAGCGCGCGTGGCAGTGCTCCAGCTCACCAACCTGGCGACGCTCAAGACGCGGTTGGCACTCAAGTCGAACGCTTCCGATGGAGCACTGCGCCAGCTCTTGCGCACTGTGAGCGGCCACCTGGCTCGTAAGGTGAACCGTTCCGGTGCGTTGGACCTGGCGACCCGCACCGAGGTGTACGACGTGGACCCCGAGCAGACGCGGTTCCGTTTGCGGGCGGCGCCGTTCGTGTCGCTCACGTCGGCGATCTACTCGCCCACGCAGGACTTCGCCGGCGCGTCGCCGATCGACTCCACCAGCTACGTGGTGGACGCGCGGGCCAACGCGCTGGTGATGCACCACAACCTGGTGCAGCCGTACAGCGGCATGCAGCCGCAGAGCCTGCAGCTCATCTACAGCGCCGGCCTGGCCGACCTGACCGAGCTGCGCGCCAGCGATGAGTTCGCGGCGTTGGAGGAGGCGGCCATCCTCATGATTCAGCAGGTGCTGAAGCGCCGCCGCACGACGCCTGGCAAACTGAGCATGAGCGGCCAGGGCGGCAACGTGAACATGGAGGCGCTGAGCCAGGCGCCGCTGATCCGCGACATTCTCAAGCCCATGCGCAGGTCGAACCTTGGCGGTTAGCCTTAGTCTCGACCTGGACGCGAAGCGGTTCCTGCGCGACGTGATTTCCAAGGGGCCGGAGAAGTTCCAGACGCAACTGGTGCGCGCGTTCCGATCCATCGGTGCGGCGTTCGTGTCCAGGCAGAAACGCGAGCGGCTGCGCGGTGGGCCTGGGCCTGGCAAGCTGGGCGTGCGTGGCGGCGCGCTGATGCGCAGCGTCGGTTTCACGCTGAAGGATGCCGGCGAGATCGAGGACACCGAGGTGGTGATGGGCTACGGCCCGCCGGCGCAGGCGTTCGCGGCCAACGAGGTCGAAATCTACGCCAACGTGCACGCGAACCCGGGCGGCACCACCATCACGCCAGTGAACGGCCAGTATCTGGCGATTCCGATTGCCGACAACCTGACCGGCAAGAACCACGCCGGCAAGGCGCGCGTGGATAGCCCGCGCGACCTGGGCGACCCGCGCTTTGTGCCGTGGCAGGGCGACACCTACCTGGTGTTCGACGGTAATCAGCTGATGTTCAAGCTGCAGCGCAGCGTATTCGTCGAGCAGCGGCTGGACGTGCCGGCGGATTGGGAAGCCTTCCGGCCGGTGGTGATGGACAAGCTGCGTAACGCCATCGGCAAGACGGCCAAGGGGTTTAGTTCCTAATGGCGAGCGTGCGCGAGCAGATCGTGGACACGATCACCGAAGTGCTGGACGGGCTGAACCTGAACAACGGCGAGGCCAAGGCCGACCAGGTCGTGACGCAGGTGCTGCGTGAGTACAACGCGCCCGAGCTGGTCGATGAGCTGCCCGTTATGTGGGTGCTCGACACGCGCGAGAGCAAAGAGACGGGCGCCGGCGGCGCGACGATGGCGCACTATCTGTGCAACCTACAGGTGACGATCCTGGTGGTGGACGACGCCGGCGTGGACGTGCGCGACGAACCGATGACGACCACCGCGAACCGCATGCTGGCGGCCGTCGAGAAAAAACTATTCGACGAGAGCCGTCCCGACAGCGGCCTCATAAAACAAATTCCCGGCGTCAACTGGCTGCACATAGTTGGCAATCGCAATGTGCCCTTCGGCGAGACGGGCAACCTGGTACTGGTGTCGCTGGACGTGGTCGTGCAGTACGTCCACCGCGACACTGACCCCAACATAGGGAGGGCATAACTATGCCGCTGTTGACCGAACGGGGCCTAGTGGCCCTCGCGCTTGAGGCTGTGACTGGCACCGCCGAGACTCTGGTGGCCGGTGACGTGTTTGAATGTTTCGACCCGAGCTTTACGCCCGGCATCGAGATCGGCGAGCGCAACACCTTTGAAGCGTCGTTTGACCGGCGCGAGAATGTCGTGGGCAATCGCATGTCCACCATCACGTTCCGCGTGCCGATCAAAGGCAGCGGGACGCTGGACGTGCCACCACCGCACGGCCCGCTGCTGCAGGCGTGCGGCATGCTGGAGACGATCAACGCCGCCGCCGACGTGACGTACTCGCTGGTGACCGCGTTGGCGTCACAGCAGTCGGCCACGATCGTGATGCAGCGCGACGGCAAGGATTTCCGCATCATCGGCGCAATGGGAAACGTCAAGTTCATCATTGCCGAGAACGAAGTGCCGGCTATGGAGTTCACGTTCGTCGGCCAGTACGAGGCCGCGACCGACGTGGCCCTGTTCTCCGGCTTCAGCTTCGGCACGGTCAACCCGCCCAACCCGGTGGGCATCACGCCGATGAGCTGGAACGGGCAGGCGCTGTGCGCCACGGCGATCGAGTTCGACCTGGGCAACGACGTGCAGCCGCGCCGGTGCATCAGCGAGGCCACGGGCATCAAGCACGCGGTGATCGTGAACCGCGACCCCGGTGCGAGTGCCGACCCCGAGGACGAGCTGGTGGCGACGATCGACTGGCTGGACGAAATGGTGGCGGGCACCGCCGGCATCCTGACGGTGACGATCGGCGCGACGGCCGGCAACATCCACACGCTGGCATTCCCGAACAGTCAGATTGTCGGGGTGACCCACGGCGACCGCGACGGTATCGTGATTGCGAACCTGACGATCAAAGGCCGAGCGGCCAGCGACGCCGGCGACGATGCGTTTAGCTACATCCACACGTAGGCCGTAACAGGCCGCAACCTTCCTGGGAGAAAAGGACGACACTATGGCGATGCCGACTGCACTGAGCGAGGTGGACGGGTTCCCGTTCGTACTCAAAGACAATCGGGGCGACGAGCCGGAGGACCAGGTGACCTTTCAGCTCATCGGGCTGAAGGACCGCGAGCGCACGCTGGCGCGCAATGCGTTGCTGGCGAGCGGCGAGGGCGACAACACGACGGCCGACGCGCTGGACCTGACCGTGAGCCTGGGCCTCAAAGGGTGGTCCGACAACTTCAAGCGACGGAACAAGAGCGGCGACCTGGTGCCGTTGGAGTGGCCCGGCAACGGCCGGCGCGCGGCGAAGCTGCTGGGCGAGGTGATCGTGCAGGAGCTGGGCATGGAGATCATGCGCGCCAGTGAAATCGGAGAACACGAAGCAAAAAACTGAGACTGACAGCGGCGGTGTACTTCGGAACATTCCGCTGTCAGTGTGATCGGTTCCGACGTTTGATCGAGCGACACCCGGAGCTAGCAGAGTCCGAGGGGCCGGAAAGCGAATGGCAATGGAGGAAGGCGAACGGGTGCGACAAGCCAGCAACAAACCCCGTGGCCTACTTCCGAGGCGAACCGCTGATGCGGTGCGCGTCGAAGCTGGTGCCGGCCTGGTGCTGGGCCTATATCGCGCTGTGGCAGCAGTGGGAGCAGGGCACGCTGGCCGTGGCCGGCGGCACGTTGGACCAGCCGGCGCGGATCGCCGACGCCATGCGCATCATCGGGAATACGATTTCCGATCTGCGACGCGCCAAGGCCGAGGCGCCGGCGCCTGGCGGCGTGGCCGTGGGCGGCGTGCCTGGTGCGGTCGGGTCACCGAATGCACCGCGCCCGAGTACGGGGCCGCATCGGAGGTAGCCCGTGCCTAGCGCGACGCTGACGGCTGTACTCAAGCTGAAGGACCAGATGACCGGCCGGCTGCGCAAGGTCGGCACGGTCGTGCGCGGCGTCGCGCGTGGCATGTCCAGCGCGTTCCGCCTGGTGCGGCGCAGCGTGCTGAACCTGCGCAACGCGGTCGCGGTCGCACTGCTGGCAGCGGCCGGCAAAATGTCGGCTGAGTTTGAGTCGAGCATGTCGAAGATCGTGGGCCTGGTGGGCCTGGCCCGCGAGGAGGTGGACCGATTCAAAGACTCCGTCAAGGCCATCGGCGTCGAGACGGGCGAGGGCCCGCGTGCGCTGGCTGAGGCGCTCTTTGATATTACGTCGGCCGGCTTCCGGGGCGCCGAGGCGATGGACGTGCTGCGCGCGTCAGCCCAGGCGGCGGCCGCAGGACTCGGCGACGCCAAGGCCGTGGCCGGCGCACTCACGTCGGCGGTTATCGCGTTCAAGGGCCAGAACCTGAGCGCCGCCGAGGCGACCGACGTGCTGGTGGCGACGGTGCGCGAGGGCAAGCTGGCGGCCGAGGAGCTGGCGCCGCAGCTGGGTCGCCTGCTGGGGCCGGCCGCCGAGCTGGGCATCACGTTCAACGAGGTCGGCGCGGCGATGGCGTTCCTTTCGCTGACCAGCGGAGACGCATCGCTGTCGGCTACCGAGCTGGCCGGCGTGATGCAGCGGCTGCTGAAGCCTTCGACGCAGGGCGCCGAGGCGCTGGCAAAGGCCGGCATCAGCGCCGAGCAGCTGCGCCAGCGCGTGAAGGATGACGGACTCATCATCACGCTGCAGCAGCTGCGCAGCGAGCTGGAGGCCAACGGCCAGGAGCTGGGCAAGGTGTTTGAGGACGCGCGGGCGTTCAACGCGGCGCTGAAGATCACCGGCGACATGTCGGAGATTGCGCTGCAGAAACTCAACGCGCTAAAGAGCGCGACCGGGTCGCTAGATGCGGCGTTCGCTGAGGCCAAGACCACGGCGCGCGTGTCGTTCGGCCAGATGCGCGCCGCGATGGAGGTGCTGCTGATCGCGGTGGGCGACTTCGTGAACCTGGTCGGCGGGTCGGGCGTGTTCGACTTCCTGAAAGAGATATTTGTAGAGCTGTCGGGCGTGGTCAACACGGTCGGCAAGGACATGGACGAAACGCGCAGCATCGCCGAGACGTTCGTGGGCGCGTTCAAGGTGGTCGGGTTCGTGGTGGCGGCCGGCATCGACGTGTTCCGCAAGATGACCATTCCCATCAACGCGCTTTCCCGCACGCTGCTGCGTGCGCAGATCGTGCTGGTGGATATGAAGTTTGACCTGGAGCGGTGGAAGCTGGAGGCCGTGGGCGCCACGGCGGCCGCTGACGGGCTGGGCCTCGCGCAGAAAATCATCACAGACGGCATGCGCTCACAGATCCACGCGCTGGGCGAGGCGATCGAAAAGACGATTGAGCAGCGCACCGCCGTCGAGGTGTTCGGCGACATCGTCGAGCGCGTGGAGGCCAAGCTGAAGCGCCAGCGCGAGGAGACAGCGCGCGCCGCGCGGGCGGCCGCCGAGTACAAGGAAGCACTGCGCGGCATGGGCATGATGTTCGGCGACGTGGTGGCGCCGGCCGCTGATGAAACCGAGCGCGCAATGGCGTTCATGCGTGAGAACCTGTCAAAGCTGAGCGTGGAAATGCAGGAGTTCGTGATTGACGGCGGCGACGCGGAGGAAATGCTGCGCCGGTTCGGTGCGGAGTTCGCCAAGATCAAGCCCGAGGACAAGACCGGCGACATGGACTCATTCGCGGACTCGGTGCGCGCGGCGATGGCCGAGCTGGAGAAGGGGCCGCAGACCGCGACCGCGATGGCCGACGCGCTGCAGGGGCTGCCGAAAACGGCGCAGGACTTCGTGATTGCCGCCGGCGGCGTTGACCAGATGAACACGGCGCTGAAGCAGACGCAGGCCGAGCTGAAGGCGACCGAGGAGCGGGCGCGCATCACTAACAATGTGATTCGCCAGTTTGCCGGCGCCGTCGCTGACTTCGTTGGGCGCGTGCTCGACGCCGCGTTTGAGGGCCAGATAAAAACGATGAAGGACGTGGGCAAGATCGCGCAGGACGTGCTGAAGTCGCTGCTGAAGTCGGTGATTCAGCAGCTCGTGCAGCTCGCGGTGCAGGCCGCCGTGACGCGCGCCATTGCCGGCGCGGCGACGGGCGCCATCGTGCAGGGCGGCGTGGTCGGCAGCAACGGCGGCAGCGTGCCGGCGTTCGCCACGGGCGGCGTCATCACGGGGCCCGGCCTGTTCATCGCGGGCGAGGGCGGCAACAACGAGGCGATCGTGCCGCTGCCTGACGGCCGCAGCATCCCGGTGCAGATGGAGGGCGGCGGCGGCGCCGGCGGTGGCGGCAGCGTCACCAACGTGTTCAACGTGTCGGCCGTTGACGAGGCCGGCGTGGCGCAGTTCTTCCAGCGGCGCGCGGCGCAGGACGCGCTGAAGGGCGGCGTGGTCAACGGCATGCGGACTGACTCCAGCTTTCGCAAAGAGATGAACGGACCGATGGGCTAATGCCTGAGCTATTCGTACCGCCCAGCAATCCGTCCTTCGTGTGGAACGTCACCGACCAGTTCAGCACGATCGAGTCCGGTGGTGATCGCGGCCACCGCATGACGCGCGCGCGCCGCGACCGCAAGCTGCGCACCTGGCGCCTGCAGTGGATCAACTGCCCGCAGGGCGACCTGGATTACCTGCGTGCGTTCTTTGAGTACCACCTGGGCGCGGCCGTCGCGTTCAGCTGGGCGCTGCCACATCGGCGCGTGTACACGCCTGGCCCGGCGTTCTTCGGCGCCACCGCCGTGCAGGGCACCAGCGGGTCGCTGGCTGACGGCGTCATTGACATCGCGTATAGCTTCGGCAACGGGGCGCTGAGTTCAGAGACGCTCATTAGCCCCATCTTTCAGCTCACGATTACAGGCGGCAGCGGCACGGCGCGGGTGGAGTTCACGGCGCCGCCGCGCTTCCCGGCCGACGCGGAGAGCATCGGTATTTACATGGTGGAGGGCGCGGGCGGCACGCTGTCACGCCAGGCGCAGCCGACGACACCGGGAGGCACGAGCTTTTACCCGACCATCAGCACGGGCGGCCAGGCCATCCCGCCGTTCAATCAGATGCAGGGCACGCCGCTGGTCAACATTGTTGACGAGCCCGAGTATGACATGGTGGCCGCCGACGTGTGGGTGGTCACCGCCGTGTTCCGCGAGCTGCTGGCCTAGCGTGGCGCTTCCCTTCTCTGCCGCGTTGACGGCCGCCAAGAACCAGCATCACAGCGGTGACCCGCTGATCTGGCTCTACCGTATCGACGTGGACGGCACGCCGGCCAACGACCTGCGCCTGTCCAACTACTACCGCGACATCAACTACGACCAGGGTGACGGCAGCGGCAGCAAGACGTTCACCGCCAGCTCGCTGAAGCTGGGCGACGTGAGCGAGCGCGAGGGCACGCTGCAGGACGTGTCGGTATCAGTGGAGAACGTGACGCGCGACGCGGCGAACCGACTGCTGGCCGGCGAGATCATTGACCGGCGCGTGACCATTATGCTGGTCAGCCTGGCGTCGCTCTTGAGCGCCGGCCATCACGACGTGCTGGCCTATGTGGCGCGGCGCGCAACGATCACCGAGCGCGCGGTGACGTTCACGCTGGGGCAGTTCCCGTACTTCAGTTTCATGTTCCCCGGCGATCGGTACGTGCCGGATCGCTGCCGGTACGTGCACGAAGGCACAGTGAATCCGGCGTTTGACGGCCGGTGCGGCGCCGTGGCAATCCTCACGACCTGCGACAAGAGCCTGGCGGGCGCGGCCGGCTGTGCCGGCAACGCGAACCAGGTACGCACTGGCGTGTTCTCTGACATGCTGATAGGAACGCACCCGCTGCTGTGATGACGACGCCGACGCTGGTGGACGTGCGCGATTTGATCGGCCTGCCGTGGGTGGCCGGCGGCCGCCTGGTGGACGGCGCGCTGCCGTTGGGCGGCATCGACTGCTGGGGCATCGTGTGCGAGGTGCGCCGGCGCGCGGGGCTGTGGTCACCGGACCCGTGGGGCTGCGGCCCGGCGCCCGTGGACATTCACCCCGAGGGCCTACCGGCGTTCTTCACGCAGCACCTGGTGGAGCTGGAGCGCGAGGCACCCTACTGCTGCGTGCAGCTCCGCAGCTCTTGGCCTGGCGGGCACGCCGGCGTGCTGATGCCCAGCGGCCAGGTGATCGAGACGAACCGCCACGCCGGCGTCGTCGCGCTGCCGCTGTCACGCCTGCGCCGGCGCGTGGTGAAGTTCTTGGAGTTCGTGCAGGAGCCGGCCGCGTGATTGGCCTGACGCTGTGCGCTGATCCGTTCGACGCCTGGCGCAGCCGCGAGGTGACGCAGCAGCCGTTCCGGCCTGGCGCCACGGTCGCCGACTACCTGCCGGCCGAGTGCCACGACCCCGAGGCGCACCCGGTGCTGGCGGTGTGCCACAACGCGCGCGTGCTGCCGGCCGAGGCGTGGGCGGCCGCCGAGCTGCGCGACGGCGACCACATCAGCGTGATGATCCGGCCTGGCGTCGAGACGGTCATCCTGCTGGTGGTCACCGCCATCGTCACCGCGTGGCAAATCTACGACGCCAGCCGGCGCGGCAAGATCCGCGCGCACCACGCGGCGCGGCGGGCGCACGCGGCCGCGCAGCAGATGGGCGACTCGCCGACCTACGGGTGGGGCGGCATCACGAACGTGGTGCAACCCGGCGGCCCGATTCAAGTGCTGTACGGCGGGCCCCAACGACTCGGCGGCCAGTACATCAAGGCTTGGCCGATCCACGGCAACCTCGACATGATTCTGGGAATCAGCGAGGGCGAGGTGGAGGGCCTGGTGGCGGGCACCGTCGAGATCAACGGCAAGCCGGAAGCCATGTACAGCTCTGCGAGCTTCGCGCACCAGGTCGGCACGAACGCGCAGGCGGGACTCGGCATCTTCGCGGGGCCGTCGCTTATGTATGTTGGCGTCGGGTTCACGGCTGGCGGGCTGAGCAACCCATCGGGGCCGGCGAATGGTGGCTGGTATTGGGGCCCCGGCAGCTCCAGCCAATGGACGGGCACGCTAAACGGCATCATGGATGACAGCGGATCAAAGCCGACCAAGCCGACCGTGCTGGCGGTGGACGGCTACGAGATCAACCTATTCCAGTCGCGCGGCACGGCGCCGATCAACCCGCCGCTGGCCGTCGTGAGCCCGGCCGTCAACTGCACGATCGTGTGGCAGTTCGACGTGCGCGAGCGCACGCTGCCGTCCGGTAGCTTCGCCGCCATTCGCACGTTCCGCACGCAGCCCATGACGTACATCAACGGCGTGACCACGGGCAAGTCGTTTGCGCTCAAGGTCAGCGGCCTGGCGGTGTCGCGGTACGAAGTCGAGATAACGCTGAACGTCGGCGCGTCCACGGTGGTCGCCGCGCCGCCAGGCACCACGATCGACGACACCGCGCGCAGCGGCGTGCTATGGATCGCGCGCAGCCTGGGCGAGTTCTTGGACTTCGACCGCGTGCACCCGGGCCTGGCGACGCTGGGCGTGGAGGGGCTGCCGGCCGCGACGACGGGCGGCCTGCTGCCGACCGTGACCAGCGTGTGGGAAGGTCGCAAAATCCGCGACATCATTGACCCGGCGGCGCCGGCCACGTTCACCGCCGAAGCCTACGCCGACACCGCCGGCGGCCGGCCGCGCGGTTGGGTGCAGGGGCAGAACCCGGCGCTGGTCATCCTCGACATCATGACCAACGACCGCTATGGCGCGGGCGAGTACATCGACGAGGACCTGGACCTGGACCTGGCGAGCTTCGTGGAGGCGCGCAATTTCTGCGACGAGCTGGTGAGCCGAGGGCTGGACGCAATCAACCCGCTGCAGCGCGGCTACGCCAAAATGTTGTTCGACGCACTGACCGACGTGAACAGCGGCACCGAGGAGATCACGGTGACCGCGCACGGGTTCGTGGACGGCGACAAGGTCACCTATAACGACGAGGGCGGCACCACCATCGTCGGCCTGACGGACCTGGCGACCTACTACGTCAACGTCACGGGCGTGAACACGGTCACGCTGCACGCCACGCGCCAGGCGGCGCTCGCCGGCACGGGCATCACCAACATCACCGCCGGCGTCAGCGAGAACCATAGCCTGCTGGAAGCCAACAACGGCGGCATCAGCGTGAGCAACCAGTTCGCGCTGCCGGCCGGCAGCACGGTGGACTTCACTGACGGCAGCGTGAAGGTGGACGACACACTGAAGCTGTTGGACGGGCTGAACATCGACAGCTATCGCGTCGCCACCATCATCGACGCGCAGACCATGCGCATCACCGAGACGGCGCCGCCATTCGCTGACGTGGTGCTGACGACGGAGAGCGCCGTTAGCTGGGAGATCGAGAACACCGAGCGCCGCTGCCTGGTCGCCATGTACTTCGATGGCGTGACGACGCTGTGGGACGCGGTGGAGTCCATCGCCAAGCCGGCGCGCCTGGCCGTCGTGCGCAGCAACGGCAAGATTGCCCTACTGTCTGACGACGGCGGGCCCGGCAACAGCTCCACCACGGTGATCCCCGTGCAGGTGTTCGGCATGGGCAACCTTGAGAATTTCAAGGTGGAGCGCATGGGCGGCATCGTGGCGAACCGCGTGGAGGTGCAGTTTCTCGACGAGCAAAAAAACTGGGAGCAAGCCATCACGGCGTTTGAGGACGACGAGATTTCTAGCTCCACGAAAACGCTGCGCATCGTGCGCACGCAAACCGAGGCGTTCGGCGTGACGCGCCGCAGCCAGGCCACGCGCATTGCTAAGTACCATTGGGTGAGCAACCGCCTGGAGCGCGAGCTGGTGGAGTTTGAAACCGACGCGGTGGCGCTGCCGCTGCAGTGGGGCGACGTGATCCAAGTGCTGCACGACGCCTATCCGATTTACGGCCTGGAGGCCGACGCGACGGGCGAGCTGCAGACGCGCGCCGTCAGCGGCCGCATCCGAGACGTACAGGGCAACGTCGTGATTCTCGACGACTGGTATACCTGGCAGGCGGGCTACGATCGGTTCAACGTGCAGCGCAGCGACACCGACGCGCTGGAGTTCCTGGGCATCGTGCCGGTGACCGGCGACAAGGTGGACCGCCTGACCCTGGGCCCCTTCGGCGGTTACACGCCCGTGCCTGGCGACGTGTTCACCACGGTCGGCAGCTTCGTCGATGACGCGGGCCCGAGCTGGTACAGGGTCACCGACATCACGCGCACCGAGGACCACCGCCGGCGCGTGCAGGCGGTGACGTTTGATCCGCGCATGTTCTTTGAGGACGCCACCACGCCCGAGCTGTTCGTGGACCGCATCGCGCTGTCGGAGATCGAGGGCTAAGCGGTGGCGTTCAACGAATCCATTCAGAGCGGCGAGCTGTTCAGCCGGCGCGGACAGACCGACGCCGGCAAGGGCTGGCGCTCGACGCGGCGCAACTACGCGCCCGACAACCGCAAGGTGCCGCCCGACCCGCTGACGCGGTTGAATTCCGACGCCGCGCTGGACGCGGACGTAGACGCGCAGATCGCGGCCGATGGCGTGGCGGTGGGCGTGATGCAGAACACGCTGTGGCATCCAGACGGCGGCATGGTTGGCGGCATCATCATCGACTTCACGACGCCGGAGTGGTGGGGGCCGGCCACCGCCTACGACGTGTATGCGGCCGACACCGTGCTGGCCGCCACCTGCTTCATTCGCATCGGCCGCATCGTCGCGGGGCAGAGCGACAAGGGCGACAGCTACGAGCTGTCGCACCCGTTCCTGCTGGCCGGCCGCGAATACACGTTTAGCCTGGTGCCGGTGAACGCGGACGGCGCCGGCGTGGACGCGGCCGACGCGGTGCAGGCCACCATCACGCTGGACGACGTGGGCCAGCTCCCGCCCGACGTGGGTACGTTCGACGTGGCGGCGCACTGCTGCGCGCTGCTGTTCACCTGGGTGCCGGTGAGCGGCGACAACAAGAACGTGACGCACTACGAGATCCGCCAGGGCGCGACCTACGACGCGGGCGCAATGGTGGCGCGGGCGTGGGGCTGGGCGGCGGGGCGCATCCTGGTGCCGGCCGGCCTGGCGCCGGCGCCGGCGTTCGGTGCACCCGACGACCAGTTCCACATCAAAGCCGTGACCGGCCTGGGCGCCGTGAGCGACACCGAGGACAGCCACACGCTGACGGCCACCGAGATCGCCAGCCTGGTGACGCCGTGCTGTGTGAAGGGGCGCGAGATCCTGCCGGGCGCTGGCCTGGACTCGGTCGTGGTCACCAGCATCACGCCCGACGCGCCGGTGCCGCCGTTCGTGGTGGCAGGGCATGGCGCGCCGGCCGGCGGCGGCGGGCCTGCGATCGTGGCGTGGGTGGACCCGTCCAGCTTCGCGGCGGCCGGCAACCTCTGGACCTACACGCTGCATTTCAGTCAGACTACGGTAGGCGGCGAGGCGTTCCCGCTGACGGAGATCACCTAGGCAATGGCTAGCAGCATCACCTTCCTGGCGCACACGCGCGTGGCGACGTTTGCAAACGAGCGCGTGGCCGTGGTGGACCAGAACGAGGACAGCGACCAGCTCGCGGGGCCTGGCTTTGAGCACCGGCATACCTGGTACTCCGACGATCACCTGACCGGCACGCTGATGCTGCGCGGCGAGCTGGCCGCCAACACCTTCGACCTGTACAGCCAGGCGCCGACGCGCAACCTGGGCACCAGCGCCAACCGCTGGGACACGGTGCATGTGACGACCGCCGTGCTGTACGGCGCGACCAGCGGCACGGTCACGCTCGACGTGCCGGCCGCCGTCACGAGCTGGAGCCTGACGCTGCCGAACGCGCTGCCGGCCGGCGCCAACTACCTACTGGAATCGGACGCGGCCGGCGATCTGGCCTGGCTTGCCAGCTCCACCTTCGCGTCGTCGTCGCACGTCCACGACGCCGGCGACATCACCACGGGCACGCTGGCCGTCGCGCGCGGCGGCACCAGCTTCGGCACCTACACCATCGGTGACATGCTGTATGCGAGCGCGGCCGGCGTGCTGTCGAAGCTGGTGGCCGGCACCGCGACGCATGTGCTGACCGCCAACGGCGCGGGCGTCGCGCCGAGCTGGCAAGCACCAGCGGCGGGCGGCGTCACCGCGACCCCGACCCCGGTAGACAATCAGATCGCTGTATGGGACTCGGCCAGTTCCATCGAGGGCGTGGCTGGGTTTGAGTTCGACAACAGCGTGGCGGCCTCACACGTTGCGCTGTTTGGCGCTGGCACATCAACGAACACCTGGACGGTGAACGACGGCGGCGTGACCATCAAGCCGCACGTGCGGACGGTGTCGGGCGCGGGCAACTCGCTGAACCTGTTCGGCACGGACGCGCACACCACGGGCATCGGCGGCACGGTGCTTATCACCGCTGGGTCGGCGGCGGGCACCGATCAAAACGGCGGCATCATTGACATGAGGGCCGGTGTGGCGACCGGCACCGGGCGCGAGGGTTTCACCTGGATTGGCGACGTTAGCGGGAACGGCGGCGTGAAGATCGGCGGCGCGTCAACGACTGCCCCCGGCGCGAGCAACCTTGTTGTGGTCGGCGGGCTACTGGTTGGGTCGGACGGCACACCCGGCGCGGCGGGCACGGTCACGGCTACGCAGTACATCGCGGGCGATGGCTCAGTCTCCGCGCCTTCGTTCCGGGGCGCGGACGCCGATACCGGCATCTACTTCACGGCGGGCAACCGGCTGGAGATCACATCGGCCGGTAAGCGTATCCGCACCTTCACGAATCAAGGCGGCGTGTTTGAGGATTGGCACAACGACGAAAACGCTTCCGTTGCCTTCATTTCGCACTTCATCCATACCCCGACGCTGCAAAGCGCGGGCGACATCATGTACCGCGCCTATTGGGAAGGCGAGGACGGAGCCGGGGCGACGAACGAATACGCGCGGCACGAGGT